CACCTGATGTTGCTAAAACTAAAAATGAAAAATTAGCAATTGATCCTAATGCTAAAGTTAAACAAGGAACTTTAGGACCAGATCATGCATTAGGTAAAAAAGATAAAGTTGACCCATCTATTTTTAGAATGGCTGAACAAAAAGATTACTAATATTTAAATAATAATGGATAAAAAACCATACAAAGAAGAATATGATCCATTAGTTGGATACATACGAAGTAGATTTCAGCAGGCAGAAACTTCTAGATTGTATGATGAAAAGCGTTGGTTAAAAGCTTACAGAAACTATAGAGGACTATATGGTGCTGAGATGGCTTTTAGAGATAACGAAAAGTCTAAAGTTTTTGTTAAGATTACAAAAACAAAAGTACTTGCATCATTTGGTCAAATTATAGAAGTACTATTTGGTTCTGGGAAATTTCCTATTGGGGTAGAACCAACTCCTGTTCCTGAAGAAATGGCAGAATATGCTCATCTAAAACCACAACAGATGCAACAACCTAACGGTGCTGCAAATGGAAATGATGCGGATGCTAATCCATATGGTTATCCTGGTGATGGTAAAGAAATTCCAAAAGGAGCAACTGCAGATATGCTCATGGAAAGTCTTGCACAAAATTATGAAGCATTAGGTTTAGATGAAGGATCTGCTCCTGATCCTAGATCAATGCCACAAATAGAACCTGCAAGAATAGCTGCAGAAAAACTTCAAAAAGTTTTACATGATCAATTAGAAGAAACTGATGCTATTAAAATTCTTCGTCATGTATTTTTTGAAATGTGTCTATTAGGTACAGGTATTTTAAAAGGTCCATTTACAGAAGATAAAGTTTATCATAAATGGGATGTAGATCCTGAAACAGATGAAGAAACATATATAGCAAAAATTAAATCAGCTCCTAAATTAGAAGCAGTATCATGTTGGGATTTTTATTCAGATCCTAATGCAACTAATATGAATGATGCTGAGTATGTTATTCAAAGACATTCATTTAATAGGCAACAATTTGCAGATCTAATGAAGAGACCTTTATTTGAAGCAGATGCTATTCGTGCTTGTTTAGAAATGGGACCTAACTATCAAACAAGAGGATTTGAATCTTCATTATATGATAGAGAAAATATTGAAAATTTATATAAAAATAGATTTGAAGTTTTAGAATATTGGGGTTTATTAGATAAAAGAATTGCTAAAGAAATTGGATTTGATTATAATGATGAATTAGATGTAGTATCTGTAAATGCATTTATATGTGGAAATAAAGTTTTAAGATGTACTATAAATCCATTTACACCTGAAAGATTACCATACATGGTATGTCCATATGAATTAAATCCTTATCAATTTTTTGGAATAGGTATTCCAGAAAATATGGAAGATTCTCAACAAATTATGAATGGTCATGCAAGAATGGCAATTGATAATTTAGCACTATCAGGCAATTTAGTATTTGATATTGATGAAACTTTATTAGTTCCAGGTCAAGATATGAAAGTATTTCCTGGTAAAATATTTAGAAGACAAAGTGGACAACCTGGTCAAGCTGTACATGGATTAAAATTTCCTAGTACAACAAATGAGAATATGATGATGTTTGATAGATTTAGACAGTTAGCTGATGAATCTACAGGTATACCTTCATACTCACATGGTACAACAGGTGTTCAAACTACTACAAGAACTGCAGCTGGTATGTCAATGTTGATGGGTGCTGCAGCATTAAGTATTAAAACAGTTATTAAAAATATAGATGACTATTTATTAAAGCCCCTAGGCAAAACTTTATTTTATTGGAATATGCAATTTAATATTGATAAGCCTGAAATAAAAGGTGATCTTGAAATTAAAGCAAGAGGTACATCTTCTTTAATGCAAAAAGAAGTTAGATCACAAAGACTTATGACGTTTATGCAAACAGCAGCTAATCCTTCTTTAGCACCGTTTGTTAAATGGCATACAATACTAAAAGAAGTTGCTAAGTCATTGGATATTGATCCTGAACAAGTTATTAATGATCCAGATAGAGCAGCTATATTCGCACAAATAATGGGGATGGCAAATGGAACTCAAAACAATACAACCGCTGCTGGAGGACAAGCCCAAATGGGACCTACTGGTCAAGCACCTGCAGGAGCTTCGGCAACAGATAATACAGGAGCTGGAGGTGGCAACATCGGAACAGGCAATGTTCCGCTGCCAGGGGAAGCTGGTTATGCTCAAGCAACTCCTGACACTAGACAACGCCCTTAAACAAAGTAAAAAGGATAAATTAAAATAATATGGCAAAGACACCTGTTAATTGGAATCCAAATAGATATGGATCAGTAAAACATGTATTAAAATTTGATGCTGCTACAGGGACTTATTCCCTTCAGGAGCAGAAACAAAGTTATACTGGAATTAATTATAATTTTTCTTCTTTACCTAGTGGTAATACACAAACACAAACGAGTACTAATACTACTACACAATCACAAACAGGTACAACTTCAGCACAAACTACTCAAGCTTTTGGTGATGTAAGACCATTATATGCAAAAGCAAACGATGAAGATCCTTTTAGTGCTGAATATGGTAAAGGTACAGCAACAGATGCAAATACAAATGTTGTGGGTTTTGAAGTAGATCGTTCTAAAATGGATGATGCTAATTGGGGTCATGAAGCATTTAATAAAGATACTAGTAGTTTACCACTACAACATCCTGATCATCCAAATAAAAAATTTCAAATGACTCCTAATGAAGACATAGATATGTCATATAAAGAAGGTGATTTTGATGTTACACCTAAAAAATCAAGTTTATTAAGTTATAAAAATGTTAAAAGTAAAATGATAGATCCTACTGTAGATTTAGCTAAAAAAACATTTTTACCACCATCATTAATGTTAATGAAAGCAATAGCTGGTGAAGAGACAGATACACAAAAACATGCTAAAACATATTTTACTGCTTATACTTCAGGTTCAATGGCAGGAAGAATAACAGGTGATGATGGAAATTATGACCCTGCAAATAATTTATATCATGGAATGAATAGAGTTTCAATGTATGGTAATTTAGAACAAGCTGGACAAAAAAGAATTGATAGAATTAATAAAACATTATCTAAATGGGAAGCTAATCCAACTAAGTATGCAGACAAATTAAAAAATACAACTTTGTATGATAGAAGAGATAAATTTGAAAAACAGCAAAATGATTATGTAAGAGAGAAGCATAAAAGTGTAGCAAAAGCTGCAGTTAAAAAAGGTGCTGATCCAAATAATCCAGCAGAAATGCACGCAGCAAGTAAAAAAGCTAGTAATGAAAAAGGTAGTAGTGGCAAGAGTATAATCTGTACACAGATGTATCAACAAACTCAATTAGAAAATTGGAAAAAAACTATGAGACTATGGTATATATTCCAGAAAAAATATTTAACTATGGAACACCAAGAAGGTTATCATTTTTTATTTAAACCATTTGTTAATGGTATGAAAAAATCTAAAGTATTAACTGCACTAGGTAAACATTGTGCAATTGCTAGAACAAATGATATTAAACATATTATGTTTGGAACTCCTTTTTCTTTATCAGGAAGATTAGTAAGATTAGTTACTGAACCAATATGTTATATAACAGGAAAAATTAAATCATGGCTATAGATCAAAGAGGACAAGTTACAACTACAGGTATGATGAATAAATCTGGTATGAATTTACAAGTACCTAACATGAGTAATTTAACTCCACCACAACAAACTACTAATCAATCTACACAAGTTGCTAAACAACCTGTAAAAGTTCCCCCACAATCTATGGGTAATACTCCCAGAGAAGCAGGAATTGTAGAAACTATACAAAGAAATATAACAGCTGAAGATATGACTGTATTAGCACCAGTTTTATCTCCATCTGTTAAAAATGTATTAGTTAAAATAATACCTGATATAGCACCACTAATGGAAGGAATTGGTCCAAACGAAGAAACTGTACCAGTAAAAGTTTCGACTTTTGCTTCCTTACCAGGTGATATACAGGATTTTATTATTCAATCTAGTACAAACGAGATGGATACTAATAATGTGCCACTTGATACACCCCCAGATGCAACAGGTATGATGGCTCGTAAAGAATCAGAATTACCAGAAACACCTGAAGAAGGTATAGACTACGATCAAATAGATGGTATAGAACCAGATATAGATTTAGCCTAGTATCAACCCACAAATTATGGACTGAGCTACCCTTATCCATAAGGCACTCAACCTAAGAGGAAAAAATGGAAAACCAAGAAACAGAAGCAACAACTTCAAAAGAAGTTGAAGCTCCTAAAGAAAAACTTTTTAAAAAACCAAAAGTAAAACTTTATAGTAAACATCGTGATGAAGATGATGCTGAAACTGAAGCATTTGCTAGAGGTGAATTAGAAAAGTTTAATCGAGAAAAAGCAGAAACAGCAACCGTTCAAAAGGACACTGAAGCATCAGGAGAAATTGCAAACTCAGATGGTAAAGCTACTCCTTCAACTGAACGCCCTGAAAATGCAGAAGACCGTGTCTTTAAGAAACGTTATGACGATTTGAAAAGACACTATGATTCTACACTCGGAAAGCATAAAGATGAAGTTCGTACTTTAAGAACTCAATTAGAACAATCAGCAAATAAGATTGTTCCACCTAAGTCGAAAGAAGAACTTGAGGCTTGGAAAAAAGAATATCCAGATGTTTATCAAATGGTGGAAACTATTGCAATAGACAAAGCGGATAATAGAGCAAAGGAAATAGAGACTAAATATCAAAATCTTCAAGCTCAACAGGAACAACTAGCACAAGAAAAAGCTGAAGTAGAACTTCTTAAACTTCATCCTGATTTTCAAGAGATTCGTCAAAAAGATGATTTTCATGAATGGGCTGCTAAACAAGATACAGTTATCCAAGATTGGCTTTATGAAAATAGAGCTAATGCACAATTAGCAGGGCGAGCAATCGACTTGTATAAAATGGATAAAGGACTTGGAAAGTATTCTAATAAACAGGAAAAAGATATTAAGAAAGAAGCTGCTAAAGCTGTATCTAAAACTAGAAAAGCCGAATCTACTGAAGGTGCTAAACCTAAAAAGATTTGGTCTAATGCTGAGATTTCTAAAATGTCAGTTAATGAGTATGAAAAGTATGAAGAAGAAATCGATAAAGCTGTAAGAGAAGGTAGAATCCAACCTTAACAAATAACTATATAATCGGAGGCAAACACATATGGCTACTATGTCAAACGCTGCAGGTTACAACAACTTACCTTCGGGTAACTGGGTACCAGCGGTATATAGTCAAAAGGTTCAAAAGTTTTTCAGACGTGCATCAGTTGTTGAAGATATTACTAACACTGATTACGCTGGAGAAATTGAAAATTTTGGCGACACGGTAAATATCGTGAAAGAGCCTACAATTACTGTGAGTGACTACGCTAGAGGTCAATCTGTAAACACACAAACTTTGGCAGACGATAAGTTACAACTTACTGTCGACCAAGGTTCTTACTTTGCGTTTAAAGTAGATGACATCGAAGAAAGACAATCACATGTAAATTGGGAGTCTCTTGCAACTTCTTCAGGTGCTTATTCACTTAAGAAGAACTATGACTACAATGTTTTAAAAAACATTTATGACAATGCTTCAACATCAGCTGCGAACACTGGAACAGATGCTTCGCCAATTGATGGAGATGCTGCGACAGATACATTAGCAGATGTTATATCAGCTGCTAAAACAGTTCTTGATGGTAATGATGTACCAGAAGAAAATAGATGGTTCGTTGCACCACCAGCTTTTTACAAGCAATTGAGAAAAGCAGGTGCTAAAATTATGGACCAATCAGTAATGAATGATGGTTCTGCATCTTCTATGAGAAACGGTTTAGTAACAGACAGACCTTTATTTGGGTTTAGACTTTACTCAACTAACGCAATTGCGGTTTCAAGTGGATCAGCAGCATCACATACTTTTGGATCAGCAGGTTCTAATGAATATGCTTTACTTTATGGACACCAGTCAGCGGTTGCTACTGCAAACCATATTGCAAAAACAGAACTTATTAGAGATCCTGATTCATTTTCAGACATCGTTAGAGGATTGCACGTTTTTGGAAGAAAAGTTCTAAGATCGGATGCAGTTTACTCAGGTGTTATAACAATAGGATAATAGGAGGATATATATATGGCTACTTATTCAGTTAGTGGAGTGGGTACATCAGGGCATCCAACTGGTTATCCAACAGTAAAAGTAATAAGTCAAGTTGTAGATTTTAGTTCAACTACAAATGTAGCAAACGATGTATTTCAGGTATTAAGTTTACCAGCAAATACATTAGTTTTATACGCAGGACTAGATATCTTAACAGCTGACAGTGCTGGAAACTCTGGAACTTTATCTCTTGGAGATGGTGACGATGTTGATTGTTTTGTATCAGCATCAACTGCAACTGCAGGGATAGAAACAACTAGAGCTAGAGCTGGCGATTCGTCAAAAGGAACTACTTCAATAGGTTATAGATACTGTGCCGCAGCAGAAACTATTGACCTAGTTGTAGCAACAGGAGCAATAAATGCTAAAGTTAGAGTATTTGCTGTAACTGCTGATTGTGACGGTCAAGGCGACAACGAAGCACAAGTTGTGACTTACGCATAATAAAACATAAATAAGGGGGGTAATTAAATCCCCCTTATTAAACAGGAGATATATGGCTACTTACGATTTAACTGCAAACGCAAAAACAACTTATACAACAGTAAATACTAATGATATATCTATCCTAAATAAAATACAGAATTTAGAAAATAAAGTAAACGAGCAATCTGAAAAATTAAATGAGATTGTAAAATTACTTAATGCCCTTTCAAAAGAAAAGTCAATTACTTGAAGTAATTCAAGAATACAAATCTGACAATTCTGCACTTAAGGAGCAGATTACAGAATTGCAAAAGCAATTATCTAATGCTGAATCTAGAATTAAACAATTATTGATTAAGTATGAACATTCAGTACATGATAATATTAACAAAGAGGAAGAATAATGTCTTTAACTGATAGTAAACGATCAAAAAACTATACAAATAAAGCTAATGAAAGTATTAAAGTTGCTTCAGGTTCAAAACCATTTAGTATATCTAATTATAATAAATGGAAAAAAAGATATGAAAGTGGTGCAAGTATGAAAGATTTACCAAAAGAAATCACTCATGGTGATCTAAAACTATATTTAAAATTATACAAAAAAAAGAATAAATAATGGCAACAACTTACTTAGTATTAACAAATAGAATTTTAAGAGAATTAAATGAAGTTGAAATGACTTCAACTACATTCTCTAGTAGTAGAGGTATCCAAACTGCTGTTAAAGATTTTGTAAATAAATCTATTCATGATATTTATAATGAAGGTGCTGAACTTCCTTTACTACATACAACAACGACTCAAGTTCTTACTACGGGTGATGGGGAATATGCATTCCCTAATGACATGCGTAGAGTAGACTTCGAGTCTTTTTTTTTAAAACCAACAGAATTAATTACTAATGGAGAATTTACTTCTAATATAACTAGTTGGACTACTGGTGATGGATCCCCATCATATACAAGTAGCGGAAATGGTAGATTAAATTTAAATGATGCAGCAGCTTACCAATCTATTTCTACTGTAAAAAATAAAACTTATAGAATACAAGTTAGAGTTCATAGCCCAAATAGTTCTTCTAGTGCTTTAATAGTAAGAGTAGGAACTTCTGCAGGTGGGACACAAAATTTAAATACAACAATTGATGTAACTAATTTTGGTGAAGGTAATATTTTAGATACAACTTTTACTGCTACAGCAACAACATCTTATGTATATGTAGAATCAGATGGTGTTCAATTAGATGTAGATTACATAAGAGTATCTAGAAGTGATATTGCACCAAGAAAATTAGCTAGTGCTACTTATGATACATATTTACAATCATACAAACCAGCAGATGATGTTAATCTAAGTAGTGCTTATGGTATACCTTTAAGAGTTATTAAAAAACCTGACTATAGTTCTTTTATTTTAAGTCCTATACCAGGAGAAGGTGAATATACAGTTAGTTATGATTATTATACAACACATACAGATTTATCTGCACATGGAGATAATATGGGATTACCTGATAGATTTAGTTCATTAATTGTAGATAGATCAAAGTATTATGTATATATGTTAAGATCAGATCCACAACATGCACAGTTAGCAGATAGAGATTATCAAAGAAAATTAAAATTATTAAAAGTAGATTATGGTACACACTCTGCAGATTATATGAGAACAGATGTTGTAGGTGAAAGTATTGTATCAAATATTGGAGGGAGAGTAGTATAATATGGAAGTTA